TAGCCCTATCTTTTCTAAGAACTCAGGAATGATTGACAAGTGAGCTGAAGTCATTGTGAAACGAGTAAAGAGTATTCTAATCCCTTTAGTCATAGTCAGTAAAGTCAAAAAGACTGTTACAGCAAAAGACTTTCCTGAACCTCTACCTCCTGTTATAATAAAGTATCTAGCATCAGATGAGAATAATGGATTGTATTTCTTATTCAGTATCAGTTTCAACAAATGTTATTACAGGCATATTGATAACCTTATCACCTGAAGTTATATCTAACTCTGACTTCTCTACATATCCCCTACGCTTCCCTTTAGTCTTTAAGAAAAAGATTGTAGCTGATGTTGAACCGTCTCCTATCTGTTTATGTAATTGGCTTTCACCAAAGTCTAATGCTATGTTTTCAATGTCCTGAACTTGTTTAGCAAATTCCTCATCTTCGTTTAGCCATTTATAGTATGTTGAACGTGGAACATCTGCTGACTTACAAGCAACTGTTACCACTCCTAAGCTCTTTTCTAAAGCTTTTAATATACTTTCCTTTTTTATGTGTCTACTTTCGTCCATATTATATTCCTTTAAATGCTTTCAATGGATAGAAGATTAAACTGTTTCTATACCCATTTTCTGCTATTGGTTTTATTGGTGTTACTCCGTGAACATTTCTCCAAGCAGGGTACACTAACATTGAGTTGTCAGCTTGTTCAAATGTTAAATTATAGTCAGGCACATTTAAGCAACCACCATTAGCGTTGTTTCTTTTTGTGAGGATTATGTTTACTGTTTCTGTAAGGTTTCCTGTATCTCTGTGAAATGGTGCTGAAATATTAAAGTTAGATATACTACTTGTGTACATTGTTCCAAACTTCCATTCATCTTTTACATCTGCAAATAGTTCTTGTTGTCTTTCGTATATTTTAGGAGTTATTTCTTTTATGATTTGTTCTGCTTCTAAACAAGCTCCCCACATTGCTTTAATAAATGTTTGTGCTTTCTTATCCCTGTGAACTGCTGATATATTAGGGTACGGTCTGCGCATATGAGGTCTTGGGGCAACACTACCGATTATAGTTGAGTATTGCTGAACACTATCATCTGACTTGTAATCTCCTGTTTTCTTATAACTTTCCATTATAGCATCACTTCTTGTCATTACACTTTTAGGTACATTATCACCTCTAAACTCTTTGTCTGCAACAGCTAATAACAGATTAAGTCTTTCGCTATACTTTGATACATCTTTAATATAAAACCCTACTATCTCCCCATCAAGTTCTAACAGGCAATCTTCTTTTATGTTTGGCTCATAGTAAGGACAGTCTTTACCTATCTTAATATTGTGTTCTACTTGTTTTAATTTAATTGTTTTCATATTAGTATTTCATTTTTGCGTTTAGAATTTAGTCTTACCTTATCCCCCCACTTTGATTTTAGTATTCTTATGTTTTTCTGTTCTTCTTTATCATCTCTAACATCAACTGCTCCCCCTTTGTTTGAATAATGCTCAAAAGTAAATAAGTATTTCTGATACCTTATAACATCTCCCCTCTCCCTATGTTGTAAAGTGAAGTCGTAATCTTCTTTAAGAGTGAGCTGAGTATCAAATCTAATGTCTGAAGGTTTTACAAATAACATATCACCAATACAAAAAGTATTAACGCTTACAATCTTATTAGCAAAAAAGTAATTGTCTGTTGGCGGTATTCCTAATAACTTAACACCTTTTACCTCATTGAACCTTGAAACAATATCTTTAATAGCAAAGTCGAGTTCTACTTTCTTAGGCTGTCCAAAATTCTTATTGACTACCACCTTTTTTATATCATCACTTAATTGTACGCATATCTTGTTATGTTTAAATGCGTGTTCTAGTGCGTAGTTTCTACTATCCATCAAGTTTCCTGTTTCATAAACATTCAAGCAACCATTCTCTTTGTATAACTTTCCTTCACCATTCTTAACGCAAAAGATATAATTCTTCTTTTGTTCTTCGTTAAATGGAAGTTTATCATATCTCCCTGCTGATATTACATATACATTATGCGTCATTCTTAAAAGCATTTAAAACAATTAATCCTACATTCTTACCTTCCTTTCTTGCTGTGTTAATTAGTAGTACAGCTTCGTCATAATGCTCAGGTTCAAATTCAATTTGTATTGCTCTCTTTACTGAAGCTTCTTTATCTTGTAATGTTGAGCCTAAGTCTAAATCTTCTAATACAGAATAGTCTACAGCTTCTTCAGGTTGCCAAACATCCATACCCCATTCACCTAGCTTTGCGTTATCCCATTGGTTTCCTAGAATATCCCAATCCCATTCACCGAACCCTACATTATCCTTTACGATAAATTCTTCTTTCTGTTCTTCTGTCAAACCCTTAGCTATTTTGACAGGTACTTCTTTAAGTCCTGCTGCAACACAAGCTTTGTATCTCATATTACCACCTAAGATAACATTGTTCTCGTCAAGTATTATTGGTCTTAGTTCTAGCATTTCAGGAAAGTCCTTAATAGACTTTACTAGTTTTTTGAATTTAGCTTCCTTGATTATTCTAGGATTGCTTTCGTTTGGTTTTAATTCGTTGATTTTTAGTTTCATAGTATATAATAGAATTTTTGTTAATTTATTTAGTAGTCTTCATTTACCCCTCTTGTTCCTATTAGCTTTTCTTTTGCTCCTGCCCAAAGCTTGTCTCTTTGTTTACTTAGACTAGGTTCTGTTCTTTTTAAGTTAGGCATTCCGTCTGTTGGTTTGCTATCCATATACTTACCACATTCATTACAGAGTGCTTCTTTAGTTACCCATTTACCATCTCGGTATACTATTGAAGCCTTCCCTATTTCCATAGTGTTTCCACATTCGCAACTATACAGTGTCATTATGTATTCTTTCTAATTCAAAGTGTAGGTGGTTTATTGCTTTTCTAATATCTTCAACTCCTCCGTCATTATGTTTGTTCTTACTTCTCAAAAGGTAAGTTACGGCTGTTCCTATATTGTAACTGAGGTCAAAGTTGCTTACTACATCTTTAGCCATATATCCGTTCTTTCCTTTATAATAATCAGGTACATCTTGTAATTCAATTGGTGGCATAGTTTCTAGGTTTTTAATTATTTTTTCGTTCTGTGTCATTATTTAAAAGTTTTAAAAGTTGGTGCGGAGTATATATTCTGCTATCACCATCATAGTTTTCAAATATACAAGTAAAGTTATCGTCTTCCCAAGTCCAAAGACTTCTGACATTCTTTTTAATGTGGCTGTTTAATACCCATTTAATTGTTTTGTAATTTCTTTCCATTTCTATTTATTTAAGTTATGAATACGCTAAGGGTTCAGTAAAAAATAAGAAAATAACCGCTCTGTTATTTAATTTAAGTTTATCCCTTAGCATATTCTTTATATAGTTTTTTTATTCCATCAAAGCAAGTTGAAATACAAGAGCCGCAGTTCGTTCTAGGACTGTAGTTTGTATTGTATATTGTATTATAAGTTTCTATCATTCTCTTTTTGGCTGCTTGGTCTTTTGCTCTTCCTGTTTTTAAGTCTTTCCACATATCTAATATTTCCTCTACTATTTCCTTTGGTAAAGTATCAGGCGTTTCTATCTCTGTTGTTTTATCCCAATATTTCTGAGGACAATGTTGAGTAGCAATTCTTGCCTTAACTTTCATAAAGCAGGTACAAATTTTACAATTTCCTGTAGGTTTAAAATAATAAACACAACTTCTACAGATAGTTATTCTATCTTGATATACTTCGTTAGGTACAAAGAACTTATTCACTTAGTTTATATTTTAATACCGCACCCCATTGGTTAGCCATAGCTTCTGCAACTCCTTTAAATGTTTTACTGCTTTCTTTTGCATTTTTACTAGTACCTCTACTATAACTCTGTCCTCTTTTTTTACCTCCTGTATTACTAGGTAAATAAGGAGTATAATTATTTACTGTTTCTGTTGGCTCTAATGGTTGTAAGTTTCTTAACCATAATAAAGTTCGCTTACTATAAGGGTGTCCGTACTCATAAGGTTGTATTGCTTGTGAGTGTTTTGGCAACCCTACAACTTTTAAAGGAGTAGGATTTTCTACAGCAATATATTCTATTGGAGCATTTAACATTTTCATAAAGAAATTTTTTGCTTCTTGTGATTTTTCAAATCTTTCCTGACTTAAATTCCCTGCTGTTGGGTACATCCATCTAGCCCCTGCTTTACTCATAAATGTACAAGGTGGGTGCGCAATCATCATATCATATTTGCCACTATATGCTTCTTTTATTGCATCTCCTTTAATGTGCCATTCAGGATGACCTCCACTACATTCTTGAATATCGCAAGAGTATGCTTCAAATCCTAATTTTCTAAACGCTTTACATACCTCTTGACTTTCTTCACACGCTATAAGTATTTTCATGATTTATTTATTTAATTCCTTTTTAAGTATTTCTCTTACTTTATCTATTGTAGTAAATAAACTGTTTCTACTTATTCCTGTTTTCTTTGCTAGACTGTCTAATGTTTCGCCTGAGTAGTACAATTCAAATATCTTTTTATCATACCAAGTTTGCTTATCTAATACTTTATCTATTTCTTCCAACTTCTCCCATTTATAGTTATCTTCTTTTTCTTCAGGTAAATTATAAATACTATTATGAAAAGCGTTCTGAGTATAGGTAGGTGTATAAACCCCAACTAAATTAGTGTAGTACTTTTTATACTTATAATAAAAAGGACTTCTTACACTTGTTAAACTTCTTCTTAATACAACTGCTCCATATCCTTTTATTCCTTTTAAACCATCTTTTTCGTATATGTCCTGTAAAGTCTGAGGGTTCATCTGAAGGAAGTATATCATAAGTTCCTGTACTGCGTCATTAATAGCTTCTTCATCTTGCGTTATACCATAACACATCTTCCTAAAGAAAGAACTTAGCCTTGATATTTCTGCATATATCTCAGTCATTTATTTGTTCTAAAGCGTCAATTTTATCTGTTACATCATGTACCATTTCATCTAATACAGTTTTATATGCTCTAAGTGTAGGTGCATTACTTTTTGTTTCTAGCCCTGCAAAGAACGCATTTGTAGCAACTGATAAGTTAATAGGAATAATCATAAGCCAATCGTACCAATTATTTTCTTTAACTCCTTTACCATAGTTATTGTGATATTCAAGTATTATATCTAACACATCTAAATAGTTATTGTATCTTGCTTTTGTGCTTACTTCTTTTGAGAACTCAGTACACATTAAAATATAAGTTTCTATTATTGTTCTGTGTTCCTCACTTGCATAAATCGGTTCTCTCATACGCCAAACTTAATAAAAAAGTTTACTCAATTCCTTTTTCTTTTTTTAACTTATCAACAAGTGATTTGTAATAACTTATCTTTTCTTCATATTCTACCCTAGAAATCTTTAAAGTTGTTCTTGATTTATACTGTAGCTCTTCAGCAGTACCCTCTCCAAATTTACTATCTAAGTTTAAACCAAATTTAAACTGTTCACCCTGTCCAAATAAATTATCAGCAGCAGACTGCGGTTGTACATTTGTTTCGCACCATCTAGTTGATAGATGCCTTCTTGACATAAAGTGTCCTGCATGAATTTTTTTATAATGGTAAACCCTTCCTGAAGTAAAGCATTGCACCATTCCGTACTCGTTAGCATCTCTAAGTCTTATATAAAGACTAAACCATTTGTCTAGTTCTTTTTTAAGTTTGCTTATTTTCTTCATATATTTGAATAAGATTTTCTATTTCATCTCTTGGTATAAAACCTGATTGGTGTATTACCATGTGAACCATAGAAGGCACTGCAATTAAATTATCTATTTTATTATTATTATGATTAAAATCAATATGATGAATTTCCCAATTATCAGGAATTTTCCCTATATTTAGTTCATATAGTTTTCTATAATTTATTGCCATAGCATTTCTTGTATCAACTCATTAGGTGGTGCTGTGTAGATATACTTAGCAATAGTTGTATTTCTTCCAAATCTAGTTTTTTTAGTTAAAGGCATACTGTCTATTTCGTACCCTTCTTTTCTATGATTAAAAATAATAGCAGATAGTCTAGTTGCTCCATATTCTTTTATAGCTTCATAGCTTGTAATACTTCCATAAGTTTTTAAATGCCAAAGAACTGCATCTGATTGGCTCTTTACTTCTCCTGATGTAATTTTAATTGTTTTCATAGTCTCCAAATTTAGTACAGAAAATTGCTTCTAAAACACATAAAATAATTATTATTCCCCATACGATTGTTAATATCTTCATTTTAATTTTCTTATTAGCCACATTACAATGGCTGTTATTATTACCCAACCTATCATCTTAATAGCTTTACAGGTTCTTGATAAAATGGCACTTTTTCTTTTGGTTTACCTAAAGTATGAACTTCATAATAAGCATTATCGCACATCTCTTTCATTTTGTACGTCCATTTGTAAAAAGTTCTTATATTTAAAAAGGGTTCATCCTTTCCAAATCTTACACCCTGTCTAAATGCGTCTTGAACTTGGTTAAAGGTCATATTGCCAAAACGCTTTTCTTGTATTAAGTCTGAAGCAAATATTTTACTTAGACTTGCCATAGTTTGAGGGTCTGTTTTGTGTCCTATTTCAACTGCTGTCTTAGCAACTAAGTCTAAGACTTTTTCAGTCAAATCTTTTAAGTTTTCTTGTTTAAGTGGTTTCATAATAATTTTTTAGCTTCTTGCCAAGCATTAATTTGAGCGTCTAACTTACTCATTGTTTTCGGTTTCTTTGCTTCTCTTTTCTCCCAAGTGATGATTGCTTGTTTCCAATTTTTCATTTTATTACTTCCAACCATCCAACCTTTTGACTCATAAAAAGCAATGAACGCTTCAGCATCTATATTATTATTCCTTTCTAAACAATAATTATTTACTTCATCAAAAGTAGGTTTTTTAAAGAACGCCTTTTTATTACTATCTGTAAGATTAGTATTAGTTATATTTATATTAGTATTATCTGTAAACTTTTCTTTAGTAGGTATGTTAACCAAAGTTATTAAGCGACAATCTATTTGTTTACTATATGGCTTATAAATATTTACCCTCTTAATATAATTATTTTCTTCCAAGTTCTTTAGCCATTTTTGAATAGATACTCTGCTAACTTCATATAGTCTGCAAAAGTATTCTGTTGATGCTGTGCATTTGCCATTCATATTGCAAAGCGCTGTTATCTCTGCATAAAGTAATTTAGCGTTAGGTGTTAACTTTTTACTGTATCTTACTTCAGCAGGGATAATAGCATAGTAACTTGGCTTTTCTTTCATATAACTTCTATTTCGTGTTGATAATTTTGAAGAGCTAACTTACATAATTCTAACTGATTGTAGAAGTCTTTGTAAGAAACTTTAACATCAGTTCCAAATTTACCTGAAACAATACGGATAGTTGTTTGATGTTTTGCACTATCGTGTATTCCATTCTTTCTCAAGTGTTCCTTTAAATTATACAAGTCAATAAAAGTTAATTTAGCGTCCTTTATTTCCGTATAAGCGTTAAACACTGTATTGAAAGTATCACGATATAAAGGGAATGAAGAATAGTTAGCTGAGTGGCATCTTTCATAATGATTAACGCTTGTTCTATCTCTACCCAATACTTTAGCAATAGTTTCTCTATGAGTTTCATCTTCTAACCGTGCAACCATAGCAGCAACCATTCTAGGTACTTGGTATTCTGTCTTTCTAGTTTTTAATGCTAGAGAGCCTTTAGGCAACCCTACTAAACTTGTAGTAAGGTCGCAAAGGTTTTTAAAGTTATCTTCTGTATTCATCTTAGAAAGGCATATCTTCTTCTCCATTCTGTATTTTGTCTGAAGATTTATTACTCTGATTAGTGAAAAAGTACCCATCTATATTGTGATAATATCTTCCATTGTATTCTCTTGAATAAACATTACAAAGAACTGAGACCTCCATTCCTACTTCTAGCTTATTCATTTGCCCTACTTTATCACCAAAGGCACTAATACATACTTCGTTATTAAAGTCGTTACCTGTATCAATTACTATTGATTGTTTCTTCCATTCTTTACCTGCTTTAGATGTTCCTGTCTCTAAGTCAAGTTTTCTTAATACTGTTCCTTTTACTTCCATTTTTATTTATTTATTTAATTATTACTCTTTTTAAAATCTTCTGCTTCATCTTCTCCAAATACTCCAAGTTCATAAAACCCTGTCAACTTTAGGACAGCTCTTGACATTGCTCTTTTCTCTGCCATTTCCATAGTGTACCAAGAGTTAGTGTTTCCGTCTTTAAATCCTGCTCCCTTTAAAGCAGAACCAAAAGTTTGAATTGCCTTCCCTTCTTTTCTTGCATTGGCTTTTACTACGCAAAAATCTTTTTCACATTTAATAACATCATAATCTATATTGATGTTTTCTAAAGCTTGTATTTTATCAATACCACTTCTTGTCAAGATAATGTAGTGCTGATGTTTAAAGACATCATCTTTGGTTAGATTGTACTTAATGTACTTTTCTTTTAGTGCTTCTGTTTTCATATATTTCTACCTATGTTAATTGGCTAGGATTTTTGCCTGTTAATAATTTCGTTAAAAATACTAAATTAAATTGATTACGATAGGTATTTTACCATTGTTTTCATAATGCTTATTCCAACTTGGCTTCAGTTCTCTATCCCAACTATCCTGAAGTTGCCATCCGTGTTTTTCTATCATCTCACAAAACTTGTTATAGATTTGTAATTCAGTTCCTACAACTATTACTGAGCGTGTGTTGTAAGATAAGTCGTTATTAAAATGCCCTGAAGCCCTATCGTATGAAGTAAAGCTTAACTGCTCATACATAGGCTTTAAATACCATTCATCAGCCCTTACTTTCGTATTGTCTAAATCTCTTTCAAAAAGACTTGAATAGTACGGCTTGTTGTAATCTACATAAGTGTAGTCTAAATATTCTGCGTCTAGTATTGTCATCTTAGCAGTAGTTTTGAATGTAAAGTAAAGTACCTAAAATTGAAGCACCTATTATACATAAGTGAGCAACTACATCTAACATCTTATTTGTTCTTCTTGTTTTAGCTTCAGTTAGATTGTAAGTTTCATACTGACAAACTCCATCTTTGTACATCTTGTTTCTTAAGAAGAATGTTTCATACTCTTTTTCATTTAAGAAGTAAGTAGCTTCTGTTTTCTTGTTTACGATTTTCCAATTTTCCATTTCTTGATTTATTTAATTAATTTAATTTTGATGGTACAAAGATATAAAAATAAATAGATACTAACATAATTATTATCAAAGTTATTAACAATCTAAGTGTTAATAGTGTATTTACTAGATAAGCAACTTTAAGTGCTGTCTAGTATATTACCATTAAAAAGATGTGAAAGTGCCTAAAAAGGCTAAAGGGGGGTTATAAATTCAGCAATAAAATAACTAAAATTATAAGCATATACATTAAAAATATCCTGATTGATTGGGTTTCCTTCATCACAAAGGCATTAAAAGGTTGATTGGAGTTTGACCATTGTTTAATATAACTGCACAACCAACAGCAGGTCTTTTACCATATTTAGCGTAAGCCATAGCGTAAGATTTGTGATTGATACCACAACCGACCTGAGTTCCATATACTCTGAACTTCTTACCTACATAGTGTTCTGTATAACATTGGGTATGTAAATGCCCTTGCACTGTATTCATCATATCAGCCCTACATTTAGTACGAGCCGTACCTCCTTCTCCGTGTATATATTGTACTCCGTCTGCTTCGTATCGTTCTACAAAGTTCCAATCAGGAGTTTCTAATACTTCTTTAAAAGACTTTATCCATTTAGAAGGTATTGAGGAGGTTTGTGCTTTACGCATTATAATCCTGTCGTGGTTTCCAATGATTACTGTAGCCATAGGGAAAGCATCACGCCAACGCCCTATTTTCTTAATGGCTAATTCAAGCTCGTCTAAGCCACCCATTCCATCAGCCGATGCCTCATGGTAACTAGAGTAGTGATTGTCGATTACATCACCTATAAACACTACCTCTGTGCAATTATAAGCATGGTATTGTTCTATACAGAAGTCTAAGTAGCCATCTAAACAGAACGGCTCATGCAAGTCACCGATAACTAGAACATTTCTAGTCTCGGCTTCTCGCATTTTTTCTAGTGCCACTATTTCGTGTGGCTTTAATCTGTATCTGTTACTTTTTTGCAACATCAGCAATTCCCTGTCCTACAATTAAAGTAAGGATTGCATAGTACAAATCTTTTGCAGTTGTTTCATCAACTCCTAAGTAAGTAACTAAAGCAGGTACAACTACAGAACTAACTGCATACCAAA